AGAACTTGCGTGGTTGTGCTAAACAGAGTGTCGTCGATATCAAATATCGACAAACTACCACTAACTTCTTCTGCGATGTATTCTCTGAACTTTAGCATCTGATCCTATTTATAAATGCAAAGGGGAGCGGCACCACACCGCTCCCCGACTAATGACAAAAAACACACCTCCTTAGTCATTAGCCAATTGTTCGACGAAAAGAATAGCATGACCTGACTTTATCATATCTAAGTGTCTTGCTACGCCTCTCGAAACATCTAAATCAACACCCTTTATGAAAGGACCACGATCGTTGATTCTCACGACTACTGATTTTCCATTCTTGGGATTAGTTAATCTAAGCCTCGTCCCAAACTTCAAGCTGCGATGAGCCGCAGTCATTCCCTCTGGATTGTATTTTTCTCCGTTTGCGGTTTTCTTACAACATTCATACCATGAGGCTTTTAGATGGTATGAACTGACGATGCGCGGCTGTTCTACAGTTTGAATCGAACAACCGCACAGAGTGATCATGAGGATCACTATCGATGCGATTTTGCGCATTTTCTATTTATAAAGTGGTGCTCGCAGAGGGACTCGAACCCCCGATCAGACCGTTATGAGCAGCCGGCTTTAGCCACTAAGCTATGCGAGCGAATTGAAGTGAGCTACTAGACTATCATAACCACCAATGTATTGATTGTCAAGATAAATCTGCGGAACAGTTCTTGCGTTGGGGAATCTTTCTAGAAACTCATCTCTTGTCAAGTCACGCCCGATCTTATGTTCCGTATATTCAATTTGCTTTGAGCTAAGAAGTGCTTTGGCTCTATCACAATACGGGCATGTATCCTTGCTATAAATTTCAGCCTTCACTTGTAAATATCTCCACTCTTTTGTTTGAAATGATAACCATGAGCATTACGCCATTCGCGGAAGATTTCTTTCTCTTCATGGCGCGCTTCAATTTCCCAAGGAAGATCCCAATATCTAACACGGCCCTGCCCATCAACTTTAACGAGCTTGTTTTTCCATTTGCAATAGTCTGCTTTTAGAGCTAAGTCTTTTAGATCACCTGTAGCATATTGACGAATGTGAACAATCTCATGCGAGAGAACGCGCATCATTGTTCTGTCTGTAATATAGTTACAAAGCTCCATATCGAAGACGCGCGGTTTGTGATTATTGTCTTCCCACGTTACAGTGGCGTAGATAGGAGTATTCTTGAGTTCTTCTTCGAACCTAATGTTTAGATCGATGTTATTAGCCAAACGGGTACCTAGAACGTATCCAAGCATCCATCTAGCAGCGCTCTTTACTAGCTTCTTCTTTCTATGGCTCCCACCCTCAATAGAAATGTGGGCAGTATTATTTGAGTATTCCAAAGCCTCTGGGATCATGGCACCTCCCTTTTTGCTTATTGGACTATCATACTCTAATGGCTTATCGCTGTCAAGAACACTCTTATTTAGGGCTTCAGAACTTGAAGTTATTGAATTTGGCTTTGGGCTTATTACGTTCACGATCTTCCATCCCGAACTTGGTATTATCCATAACGGCGTCAGAACGCTTGGTTTTGCCACCGCGGCTATCGTCGATCAGATCGTCCTGAGCGGCTTCTTCCAGATCGAACAGGCGCATTTTGACCCGATCAACGCCAACGAAAAATCTCTTATTTTCGCCAGGATCGCTGTAGCGATTTTTCAGCTGCTTGACTAAAATTTGCCCACGCTCGTCAGCATCTTCTGTGCGAATTAGAGCAATCATGAAGTCAGCAGTTGCAGGCAGACCGAACGACTCTGAAGTATCTTCGAGTCCAGGATCGCTGTTTGAGTATCCTGAGCGAGTCGTCTGAGTAGCCGACACGATTGGAAGATTACGCTCAACTGCAAGCCCACGAAGCTCTTCCGCGATAGCTTTGACGTATGTGTAGCTGTTCACATTGGAACCAGCTTTGATACGCGAAGAACAACAGATGTTGAGATAGTCGATGTAGATGATATCAGGAACGAAGTTGCGCTTGAGATTCAACTCGTTGAGAACATGGCGAAAGTGACCAGCATGAGCAGAAGCAGTAGGATACTCCTTGATGATCAGCTTGCCTGTAGTTTTAGCTTTCAAGCGAGCAATCTTGTTTTCATACAGATCACGAGGAAGCTGCTTGATATCTTCCGAAGCAATGTTCAAAAGATTAGCGTCGATACGTTCTGCAATCTTCTCTTCAGCCATTTCCATAGTGATATACAGAACGTTCTTACCCATAGCAAGATTAGCTGCTGCGAAGTGACACATCGCAAGAGTTTTACCAACACCCGTGCCAGCGAGGATGATATTGAGAGACTTGCGTGATAACCCACCACGAGTAATCTTGTTCATATACTCAAGATCGAATGGGAGCTTTTCTTCTGTGCGATGATAGTAGTCAAATCGCTTTTCAAAGTCATCGATGAAGTCGTGACCGATGTGACTATCGAATGAAACACCAAGAGCTTCTGACAGAATCTCTGGAATAGAGTTCTTAGTTCTGTTGTTATCTTTACCATCGAGGATAGCGATACTATCCATGACTGCATTGAATACTGCACGTTCTTGACAGAATGACTCAGTAGATTCTAGCAGCCAATCCATCGTAACTGGTTCTGGTTCGACTAGACTGCGAACCAATTCCATCGAACGCTTATGCTCTTCTTCGCCTAAGTTATTGCTCGACTCAATTTCGATCCCAATCGCTTCACGAGTTGGGCGAGAGTTATACTTCGTCATGAAGTCAGTGATTCGCTTGAACACAACACGTTCTGACGAATCACTGAAATATTCTTCTTTTAGAAAAGGTAGAGTCTTACGGGCAAAGTCTTCATTATGAACCAGATTCTTCAGAATCGTCAGCTCGATCTTCATTCCCGATCTTTCCTACTTGCTTGAGTAAAATATCAAAAAGAATAGACGCGATAGTATCTTCGAAACGATCCTTGATTTTATCCGTCATCATTTCTTCTGCGAGGAACGATTCAACAATGTGATAGTTGAAATTAAGAAGCGCCCCGCCATCTTCAGTTTCTTCGCCTACTTTCAAATTTTCATAGTGATAGACGATTCCTTCGAACTCGCCTTCTCCAATTTGAATACAGATGAAGTTGGGTACATCTTCACGTTCGATATTATTATACTTGACTGCTACCGGATTGTCAACGACGCTTACCATTTTGAATCACCTTAATTCCCATGGTATAGTTTTCCGCCGCAGCTTCTGCCCAACTTTGACTCTTACCAATATATTTTTCTGTTAAAACGTATTCTTCGTTCTCGAAGAAGTCCACATGAAAATCACCATCAGCTTTATGGACTTCTGCTCTTTTAGATTTATCATCGCTATGGTATTCACTCAGCAGCATCTTCATTGTCCTCCGAAAGAATTGCGCCATGCGCGATTGAGTAACGTTCCTTGATATATGTGGCGAAGTCAGTTTCCTTGAAAACTTTCTTCCAGAAGTCTGCGTTATCTACGATATCACCAGCTCTCATGTTAGGAGCAAGGACTTCTCCTGTTTCTTTATCTACTCTAGCATACCAACCAACTTTAGGCTTAGCAATATAGCCACCATCAATAGCCACGTCCAGTAGACCGCTCCACCTATTAATACCTCCCTCATAATTAACTGTAATTGGAATCTTAGACTTTTCTTTGACATAGCGTGATTTCTCCACGTTAATCACAAAGTGATATCCTTGAATACCATCAGAGTCTTTGTCTTGCTGACGACCCAGAATCCAAATGTTATCTGAGCCATAGTAAGATCCAGTGCCGCCACCAACGATATCCTTGGGGAACATACCGATTTCTTTATAGGTGTGATTGACCACAACCATAGGGATATCCTTCATCGTCAGATATGGCGTGACCATACGGAACAGCGACTTGAGCTGCTTCGCACGAGACATATCCGCGACAGACTTTTCGTTGAGAGCATCTTCAACTTCTTTTTTAGAAGCAAGATTACCAATCGAGTCAATGACGATCATGACGTGTTCGCCACGTTCAAGACCAGTCAGCTGTTTCATGATATCGAACTTGAGCTGCTCAACGTCCATAATAGGTGTATGAACAACAGCATCAAATGGGATACCGAACGTAGTGAAGTATGACTGAGGAGTACCAAACTCTGAGTCATAGAAAAGGATAACGCCATCAGAATACTTCTTGAGAAACGCAGAAGCCATAAGCAGCGCGAAACCTGTTTTGAAGTGCTTCGATGGTCCAGCGAGCATTGTGATGCCAGGAACAAGTCCTCCGTCCACAGAGCCAGACAACGCAACGTTGATCATTGGCACAGTTGTTGGAACGACATCTTTTTTGGTGAAGATCTTTGAATCTTCCAGCGTGGCTGTAAATGAGATAGTTGAATTCTTAATCAGTTTTTCTTTAAGTGACATTTTTCACCTCCAATATCATTGTATCGTAAACCATCGTAGTTGTCAAGACTTCTTTTCGATTGTAATGTTGTCCCATATTTCACCATCAGTCGTAACTGCTTCTAAATTGTCGACTTCTCTTCGCAGATCCTTACTCCCAGCGATAATAAGCAAAACAGCCAAAGGATCAATAACTGTGACCAGAAGCAGAATCATCATACGGATGGCTGCTTCTAAATCCTTTTCGCTTCCCTCGCCATATATCAATTCAGCCACATAACGAATGGGACCAACTTCATTCTTGATTGCTCGCGTGGCTTTCATGAGTGGAGCCTTTTCATCGAGCAGAGTATCAATGTTCTTTTGTGCGTCTTTCACTTCAGTAGCAATCTGATCGCGCTCTTTCTTCTGCTGATTGCGTAGCTGTAATGCAGTCTGTGCGCGATTGTTTCTGTCGATGATAGCGTCGATAGCCTTATCCATTTGAGCTAACTGCTGCTCCGCGCGTGTGATGCGCATGCGCTCGCGCGCGAGAGTATCATCGATGCGTTCTATTTTAGCTGCTACATCACCGCTTGGTGCGACTTGATCCAAGTGTGCTTTCGATAGGAAACCAAAGATACCCATGCTGGTAATGAGCATGAGAATCAGAAGAGCAGAAGTGAAATATGCTTTCATCAGGAATGGAATATATTTCCAGTTCCTGTATAGCCATGAAGCAAGAATGATCTTACCAAACTCTAGCGTTCCGCCAAGTATGATAACTGCGAGTGCAGCACCAGCGAAGATAGCGACGAGTCCTGTTACTGAGTACCATGCTGCGACGACGGAGAGTGCGATCCCCGTCGTCATGATTAATACTCTATCTAGATTAAGTGCCAATCTTTGATACTTTCTTACGTCCGATGGTTTCGTTAACGCGAGCGCGGATGTGAGCGTTTTCCCAGGTCCAGCACTCGCCTGTATCATCCTGAAAGCAAACCCACATCAAATCATTTTCCATACCGTAGTCGATAATGAAGTGAGCAACTGCTCTTCCCTTCGGAGTCATGAGGGGAATTGGTGGATTCAATTGTATCATTGGACTAGTCATCACAAACCTCTTGTTGTCTTCAATACTTTTTCCAACATTTCCTGACACTTTTCTTTACGATTAGGCCAGTGGATATACGCTTTGTCTGCTGTTTTGATTAGATTGTTCAGCAGGGGAACAATGATAGATTCTAGCACTTTGATTTTCTGCTGGAGCTCTTGTTCTTTTTCAGTGAGCGCTTGATCTTTCGCGCTAAGTTCTTGTAGAACGTCCTGCTTGATTTCACTTTCATCTACGCCTGTAAAACCAAAATCGAAACCAAGATACTCTTGTGGAATTTTAATAGTCATGAGAAGAAATCCTCTAGGGTGCTTTGTTTTTCAGAATGCCAGTTAATCACTGCAAGAATAGCGTTCAATGGAGCCATGAACGTTTTCTCGAATTGTGTGTCGTAATCAATATACTCGTCGAGTTTGAACTCAGGCGGTAGTGATGAAAACGATGTAATCACATTATCATGGAGTGGATTAGGCATCTTGAGATAGGAGAATTTAATTTTCTCACCATCCTTGATAAGCTCATACTTCTTCTGGAGCTTGAGTTGCTTAATCTTGTTATTGTATGTTAGAGCACCACGAACATGAATCGGAACGCTCTTCTTTTCGCGTTCATATTTAGTTAGGTCTTG